TGCCACCGCTGTATTAACTACTTCACTAACTACTGTTGTTAGTGTATCATTTACTAATTGTAATAACATTTGTATATTGTTTTAAATTGTTTAAATTTGCTCTTCGTTCTTTGTGTTTTTCATAAAAATTTCTAACTCTTAAAAGCATCCTTCGGGGTGCTTTTTTGTTTATACTATTTCTATTGTATGTACTTCGTTATTATGTAACAATAATTTGTTTACTAAATCCGTTTCAGCTTTTGTACTTTCAAATATTGAATTATGCCCTTTTTTATAGCCTATAAGAATACATCCAAGTGAATGGTCCGCTGTATTACCTCTGTGCAATAAAACCCCATCAAATCCTTTTATTTCAAGAATACGAGGTAACATCCTTTTGAACTTTGGCGATTGATTAACTGTTAGCTTATAGAAGCCTGAAGGAATTGCTGTAAGTCCGAAAATCTTTTTTGCCTGAATAAATAAAAGAGAATCACTTTGTTTTAATCCTCTGTCTTTATCTTCTAAGGTATAACAAAAGAAAACATCATTTATAAATAATGAGCCAATTGTACAAACATCATTTCTATGTTCACGAATTACTTTTAGTTTCATCTTCTATTTTTTTTGGTATAATAGCTTCATTCGGTCTTGTATAGTATTGTTCATATCTATCACGTTCTAAACAATTAAATAATTTTTGCTCTAATGTAGCAACTCTATTGTGTGTGTGCCAAAGCCATAAAACTAAAACAGCTGTTGCACCGTATTTTTTTATAAGTTCTAATGTCTCTTTCATTCTATTGGTGGTAATGGTGGTGGTGTGTATGGGCTTAATGGAATATCTAATAAATAAGCGTATTGTGTTTGTGCAACATCAATTTCATCCTGTTCACTTAAAAATAAAAAGTAAACTCCATTTATATCCTGAACAAAATTAAAAAAAGTATCAGCATCAATGAACGTACCTTGTAGATCATTTGCTTGTTGTTCTGTAACTATTCTGCCTTCCATTATACGTTTCTACTTAAAGTTGTTTGAAAAGCTTGTACCGCAGTGTAAAAATTACCAGCTTCTGTATCTGTTAATGAATTTCCCAATGAAGCAAAAGCTATTTGTCTGTTTGAAAAAGTTCCCGCTGTTCCATTATTATTACTTGCACCTAAATACATATTTTGTGAGGTTATTCCAGTGCCTACTGCTTGATTATTTATTAATTTAATATTATTCCTAAATCCACTTGCATTTGAGGATGTTGGTTTACTAATTAAAAAAAATCCTCTTGAATCTGCATTTGCAGAACTTGGAAAAAGTGTGTTTCCATTTGCAATTATCATGTTATTACTAACATTTCGAGTATATAATGATAAATAATAAGTTGGTCCTGAAATAGAATAAGAACCAAAATCAACTGTAGTTGCTTGAACATTTGTTCTCAAATATATACTCAAGTGATTATCTGATGAAGATAAAACTGAATTAGGATTTAAAAAAGTATTTGCAAAAGCGCTTGTTCCATTACCAGTCATCCCATTACTTGAGTGAGTCCATCCTGTCGCAAAAGTTAAACGATAGGCAGCATCTAAATCTCTCGGGTCTTTTAAATTCCATTTATGAGTTGATGCAGAACCGCCAAGAATTGGATAGATAGCTTTCATCTTAGTCCAAATGTTAGCACTCTTTAAATCTAATACAAGTTGATTAACTGCGCTTTGTTGTGTTCCGTCAGTTATACTAGCAGCTGTAATAAAAGCCTGTGCGTCTGTATCATTTGGCACAGCTAAATTAAAATAGCTTTTAGGTGTTATTCCTAAACTTAGTCTCATTCGTAAGCTATAATTGAACCACTTGTTAAAGTAAGATTAGTGAATACAGCATCACCAGGAGCGTAAATAATAGCACCTTGTTTTAATGTTTTACTACCTAATCCAATTAATGTTAAATAGTTAGTTGTTGTATCAGGAGCAAAGCCTCCTGTTAATGTGCCTACTACTGTGTCAGCTTGAACAATAAAACAGTAATATTTTTTGCCTGTTCTTGGTGTATTATTATCTATATACTCACACCCACCGTTTGCTGTTAGTCTTAATGCGTTTGCCATGTTGTTTATTTTTTAAAGTACCATTATTTTATTTCTTTGTAACCATAACGAATTATTGTTTGAGGATCTTCTAATGATAAGCCATAAAACTCTACTGTTTCAAGTTTATTATCAATATAATAGTAAATATTATATTTTCCGTTTTCTAATATTATTTTATATGTAAACATTATACTATAAATAAAGTTGCATTAATTTGTATTTGCGCTGGATTTGTAACCCATGTAGGCGTTAGCCATTTAATATCAACTGCACATCCTTCAGGCAAATCAATATTTAATCCTGTAAACATAGTTGAATTATAAGTTGAATTAAATTTATAAGTGTTGGTTATTTGAGTTGTTGTACTTACTGAACCTGAATAACCTGTATTTCTAACTTGAACTGATAATGTGCTATTTTCTGCTGTGCCTAATGTTGAATTAACTACATGAAAAAAAGAAATTGATTTTAGCGTTCCTGCTTTTGGTATTATTACCGCATGGTCAGGAGTATAAATAGAATTTCTGCCTGAACCAAAATAATAAGTAGTTGCATCTGCTGGACTTATTAAAAGATTAGCACCTGCTGTAAATAATAAAGTATAGCCTTGTGAAGGTGTATATCCTAGTGCTGTTGCTATGCTTTTATTCTCATAACGAGTAGTTCCTGAACTCCAAAATATACCGTCATTATGTGTTGGAGTTGGTAAGTAGCAATTATGAAGTTCTCCGATTTCGTACCCGTTATCAATTTTAATATAAATTTTTCCTTGATTAACATGAGAATAAACAACATAACCGATTATTACTCCATGATTAGGTGCTGTAGGTCTTATATTAGTTATGCCACCATCAACAAAAGGACTTAAAAATAATAAGTCACCATCATCCCATGTTTCACCTTGTAAACTTCCTGTAGTGTTTAATCCTGTTAATTCTCCAATAACAACTATTTTTCCTGTTTGGTTATTATTTATATTTTCATAAACTACCCCAATAGTATCAGCACTATTTGCATCACTATCAGCCAAAGCATAATCAACAGCTAATCTTTGCCCTTGTGCTGTTTGTACTTTTAAAACTTTGTAACCTGAAGCCAATAAATTATCGCCTGTTTTATTTACAACTGTTAAAAATAAGTTTTCAGGATATGATGATGTTCCACCTTCAGGAACATAATCTAAGTTTAACCATGTATCAACTCCATTGCCTATCTTATAACGTGGCTGGTCTGTTCCTGTATAAAGTACATCTGTACTCAAAGCCATTTCACCTGCTAATAAAATAGGATTGTTAGAAGTCCAATTTGCAGAAGTATCTCTTCTAAGTTGTATCTGTGCTGTTATTGTACTCATGCTTGTATTATCGAATTTGTATAAGTTGTATTTGAAGCCCCGCCATCTATTGCACTAACCTCTATTACTGTATATGTTTCACCGCCTTTTAAAGTCGTTATAACAGTTCCATTTTGATTTACAATAGTAACTAAGTTTGATGTTCCTGCATTCGTTATAGTTGAATCAAATGGTATTTGGCATCTATCATAAGTAAAAGGTACTTTTAGATTTACATCAAAGTAATAACCTGCATCTTCATCATCAAATCTAGGTTCACTAAATGGATTTAAAGTAACGTTATCGCTAACTAATTTCCAACCATAAATAGTAGAGTTAAGCTGTGCAATAATATCTAAACAAATTTGCTGAATATCGCTAAATAACTCTAATTCGTTTTGTTTGCCTTTAATTAATCTATCCATTACATAGATTCTCAAAACATGAGTATAGGCGTTACCTTGTAATACAGGTGGCTCATAATCAACCCACATTGCAGGGTATTCAGTTATTCCGCTAGTCGCAAACTCTATAACACTACCATTTCCAAAAGAATTGATTTGATAATGTGCGTTTGCAATATTATTTAGATTTTTTATTACTTGGTTTAACGTTATCATTCAAAAATTTTTTTAATATTTCAATTTTATTAAAGAGTTTATATCCACTCTTTTTAGTAACGTTTTCTTTTTTCAAATTTTTCTTCATAGCTAAATATTGAACGGTTACGACCTAAATAAATACTTTCTTCGTATGAGTACCCTTGTGGATAAATAGTATCAAAGCCATCGCCAGGATTATCATATAATGGGTATTGATCTGAATACTCAAATAAATAATCAATTAATCTTTTAGTATGGTATTGTGCTTTATCAGTAACTAAGTTCATAAAAGAATTTAATTCGTTAAAATCAACCCCTGTACTGTTATCGCTGTTCTTTTTTACAATGTTCTTATTTGTTACCTTATAAGTTAAAAAGGGCGCAGCTTCAACCATTACCCACCATTTAAGAGCAGGGATTATATAATTATCTAATAAGGTAGTATTTAAAGCTGATAATGTATTTGTGCTTACTTGGTTTATTATTTCATCATACAAACCTGAACCAATATAATTTCTAATATGAATTTTTTGAGCTTCTTCAATAGAAATTCTTAAGTATTTTTCATCTACATTAGGATCTACAAATGTGTAATCCTTAATGTAAGTTGCTGTTAATAATAATACTGTTGCCATTATTTTTTAATTTTTACAACGTTAGCACTCCAAATATGTCTGCAAAAAGGTGTTCTTGTTTGACCACCTTTGCGAGTCCACCAACCACCACGATAATTCCAAACATCATAACCAACTATTTTACTAATCTGTTCGATTTGCGCTCTTGAATACATTTTATTTGCATCCAATAACTTAACACAGAACTCTCTCGAATTTCTTTTGTCAGGTTTTACTCCTGCTCTCCATTCGTAGGTGTACATTATCTTATAGTCTTCGGTATCTGTGCCTATTTTGTTTGATGTTCTAATAGCTTCGGTTGTTGGTACTCTAATATCTTTTTTTTGTCCGCCTGTGTTTGTTTCTTTAACCTTAATTAGTTCTTCTTTAACCATATCATTGATTAAATCTGCAACTCTATCTTCTTTAATTCTTAAAGTATCTGCAATGGTTTTATTATCCATTAATGGGTCTTTATCTAATAAGCCAACAATGTCTCTTTTAATTTGTTTGCTTAATGGACTTACATCGACTGCAAACTCAAAGCGATTATCCTCGTTCATAAAGGTTTGCTCAATAACTTCGTAATTTTCTCTATCGTCTCCAAACATTTTGAATATTTCAATTACTTCATCAATTTCACTTTCTGATGCAAAAGAATGTTCGCATACATGGTCGTCAAATCTATGGATAGCACTTGAAACAATTGGTTTTATTTCTTCTTCTAATGGAGGTAATCCGTACATTTCACGAACCTCGTTTTTAGTCATTACCTTAATTTTTTCTTCAATAGGTAACTGCTCTTCGATAGGATCTAACTCTTTTAAATAAATACGATTTGAAAATCCTTTTAATTTAAGTAAGTAGTTAAAGTCTTTCTCAATTTCAGCTTGATTAGGAATGATGTAAGTATTCTTGTAAAGTTCATAAGAATCATTTATTTGGTCTTTCGTTCCTAACTCCCCTGCTGTTTTAATACCTACTAGCATAGGATTAGGAATGTGATGTCCAATAATTAATTCTTGAATAACCTGGTCGTTTAATTCTGTTAGTTGAGAATCTACATTTTGAGGTGTTAAATGTTCAATTGTAGGTGCAGAATCTTTGTTGCCACTAAATGTAATTAGTAAGCTGTTTGCCCTATCAGTTCCGGTGAATTTCTCTTTTAGTCTTGCTTCAATTTCCTCTTTTTCTTCTTCGGTTGGCCTGCCATTTGAGAAGTTAAGAATTGTTCCTGCATTAAAACCACTTTTAATTGCATTTAAACGATAATTAGACAATTCAACATCTACTTCTGCATAAACAGCACTCGCCACATAATCAGGCAATGGGTAAGCATCTAAATCAGGTCTGTATTCTTTTGAAACAAATATTTGTCTTGCTGTTGGTTTTTCAGGATCAAATAATGGGATGTATTCTAAATCAGTTTCTTCGGGACTTTGCTTTTGTTTGCTCCAGTCTTTTGAATACCAATAGCCATCTGCATCTTTTGCCTTTCTTAAATTGTTATAAGAAAAATGTAATAACTCAAAGTTGTTTCCTGCTTTATTCCAAATTACTTCTAAATAATAACCGCCAAATAATTTTTTATCTAATACACATTTTTTTACAATGTCTTTTAAAGTATCAAAATTAGTATTCTCTTTATTAATAAAGTCATTAGCTAATGCTATGTCTTCAATAGATAAATCAGTAGAATCAAAGCCAACACCAGCACCGCAAATGTATAAAACCTTGCCATTGATAAAAGCATTATGTTTAGAACTACGATTGAATAAATAAAGTAAGTAACCAGGATAGTTATTATAGTAACCGCCTTCTTTATCTGCTCCATAAATTATCCATTCTTTTGATTTTTCTTCTTTAAATACAGGTGTTTTATGTGCCTGTAGCTTAAGATTAATTACATCGTATATATTATTCTCCATAAGTTATAATCGTTTTATTTTGATTATCGTAAGCATTAACAACAGGCAATGTACTTTCTACTTTTACCATTCCTATTTCAAGTAAGCCATCTGCATTCGCAACGCTTAAATTACTTGAACTTGTTTGTTGGTAAATAGCATATTCATAAAATCCTGTTTCCGGCAAAGATACAATTCCACTTGTTAAATTAGTAACTCCTGTTGTTTCAGTTATTAAAAATTTATTGTAACGAGTAGGAAAGCCACTTACATCACTTGCAATAAAGTTAACTGTACTCATTAACACCTGATGTTTAAAGCTAAATAAATAGTAAGGATTATTTAAAGTAACTTTTTCTGTTAGTGTAAATACTAGAAAATTATTTTGTCCTTTATTTATTATTTGCATATTTTAAAAAGTACCATAAAAACAAAAGGTTGCATTTCTGCAACCTCTCGAATCAATCAAACGAACAGGAAAATTATATAATGCCTGAAATAACTCCTGAATTTACTTTGTTTGCAGGTAAAGGTTCTTTGCCTGTTAAAGTAATTGAGTAGCCATTTTTATCACCCATTGCTTTGCCAGTTGATGAAGTTCCTGCTGTTAAATGCATTGCTCTTGTTTCACCTGCTAAGTGATAAACATCGTCTGCATCTTGAACAATAACCATCAATCTGTTTTGTGTTAGTAAACGAACAATATTACGATTTTTAGCAGTCATTTTATAAACTGAAAAAACTAATGTTTGTTCATAGAAAGTTGTACCATTTTCAATTGATACAGTTGCATTTTCGTCAAATTGTGCATCTTCTAACTCAACCTCAACAGTCCAGAATTTTTTTCCTGCTACCATTGTGATTCCACTAACTTGACCTGATGAAGCTGTAATTGTTGAAACATTGGCAAACTCTGTAAGATATATTTTTTTCACTCCGCCCGCGCCCTGGCGGCAATCAAGGGTTACGCCCTCGGTAAGTATACAAGCCATATGTTATAAATTTTAAAAGGGAGCTTTTACACTCCCTTAGTTAATATTAAGCGTTAGTGTATTGAACAACGTGGTCGATGAATTTAACTGCTACT